ACGTTACCATCAGGCGACCACCAATACGCCACACCACTATTTACAGCAACACCTTCCTGAGAACCCACACCAGCCTCAGTAGACAACCGTTCCACCACAAACGACTCACGATCCGTGCCAAACACCGCAAACACGCCACGCTTCTTAAATACCAACAACATGTTCCTAAACGGCACCAAAGCCGTAATCTCATTTGTTTGATCGTCAGGTTCAATATCGAAATAGTCGTCAGAAGCAAAATTTTCGGGCTGCAACGGATGCGAAAACCGCAACCTAGAACGGAACCGTGTCCCGCCCTCAACCGTATCAGCCCACCACATGTGACCAGAATGGTCAGCAATCAGACGGGCCAACGGGGCATTCGCCCCGCTCGGTGCAGAATAGTTATCGTTCGCAACATTCCCTAACGTCGTAATAGCCGTCCCGTTCCAATGTCGCATCAAATATGTGCCACCAGACAACCAGTTAGCAAAATATAGTTTACCACCCCACGCAACCCCACGAACCCCACCAGGGTTCGACACTAAACTAGTGATCGACGGCAACGACATGCTGGTGCCATCCCAAAACCATAGCGAACCAGTGGAAGTCAAACCCCACAACTGTTCCGTACCGATACTGAACTGGCCCCCAATGTAGCCACCATTCAACAATGCGTCAACATACAACGTTTGAAACCCGTTACGGGTAGCGAACCCGCCCCTGGCGTTAAACACGACATCCAAACAATCAGGTGTCTCATTCAACGCCAAATTTTGGCGTTGCTGATTATTGTTCAACCCGCCCGTAAAATCGTTGAAAAACTGTACCCGCAAACGATTAGCCATAACTATTCCAACATGCCTCGCACCCAACGAGTGAAATCGGGAGCACCATAATTTTGGCCCCCCATTTTCAATACCCGACCAGAATACTCCTTAGTGGTTTCGGCACGCAAAAACCGTTCAACCATCATGTTATACTCAGACAAATAGACGCCAGCCAACTGGGTGTCCTCCTGAGACAGAAAATAGGATGACAACATGAACCAGGCAATTGCTTCATGCAAACTGGCAGGCAAATCGGGAACACTGGAACTAGTAGACGGCCATCCTGTTGCCGCCCTGAAACCACGAACCTTATATGTTTTGCCAGAAACCGAAGGTTTCGGAAACAGTTTGATCTCGTCATCAACAATCGTATATGCGGTAGCGGTCTGTGCGGTCGCCCCAATAGGGGCACCGAACGCCAAATCGCCATCCGATTCCGACATGTAAATTAGACGATACCCCAAATTGGTGGTATCAACAATTCCAGTAACAGTATCCAAATCTGTCGTAGACAAACCAGACAACGGATACCGTTCCTGACCTGCAACAGTAGTTAACGTGTATTCCGCCGTCAGATGAGGCCAAGCGTTACGGCGAGCCAAAATGTCGTTGTAGGCGATACGGGCATACACGTCCAACGTTGCGTCAGGGGCATCAACAAGGTCGGCGTCCGCATGGAGCCGAACAAAGTCACGCAACTGTTGCAACGTCATCACCATATCAGACCGCCTTCTTCACACGTTTCTTTGACACAACAATTTCGTCAGCAACCTCAGCGTACTGATTCAACATTTCATCAATCTCATCTGTCCCAACATACGGGACAGCACCATCATACACCGAAACCTGGGTGTGTGAGTAGGCGGGACGGATAACAAATTTGCCTAACATGGCGGCAGCATCAAACTGTACCTCGGAACCGCCACCAGAACCGTTTTGCTGCCCGTAGGCGGCATCAAACGGTACAGCCCCAGGCCAAGTCACAGTCATATCAGGCATCTTCCAACTCGTTCCCAGCGTTCGGGAAAACCCACACCAACACGCCAACAACAACAGCATCCAACAAGACTCCAAGAATGCCAGCATCAACATCCAACCAGCCAGTCAACTTTGGGATCAAAGCAGCCGAAACTACAGCAACAACCGCTTTCCTAATTTTGCCGAACGGCAACACAATATTCATCAAAACCCCTTTACAACAATAAACGGGAGGGAGGAAGCGAGTCCCCCCTCCCGTCTATCAGACCAAACCGTATCTAACTATCAGGGAGTCCAGATAGCGCGGCCCAAATGGCGACGACTGTTCGTGCCGAACGTGCCGTAGCAGGTGATAAGACCGTACTTGGCGTCACGGTCAAACGGTTCCACGAAACCACGGAACTTCATCCAGTTACCCGACAGGACAGCCAACTTGACGTGGCGGCTGTTCAAGAAATACCACTGGGTAGCGGGCATCAGGTCAGACCACACAACCTTGCTGCCACGGTGCAACAGGTTCATAAAGCCCGCCTCTGCCGTCTTGGCGTCAGTGAACCGCTGGTTCGGCTGCAACTTCGACTCATAGGTTTCCCACAACAACTGGGTGGTCACCTGGAAATCGCAAGCATCGCCACCATACGACACCGTGTTGTACGCCTTAGAGTGCAAACCAAGGGTGTAGGTGGCCGTGGTCGGCACATACGAACGCCAATATGCGCCACCAGCAACAGACGAATCAATACCGCCCACAGTCGTGACGGTGCTGGTGTTGTCGCCAACGAGAAGCGGCAAACCGCCCCACGCCTTACCCGACGACTCGGTGCCGCTATAGGTCAGCAGAGAAGTTTCAAACTGCTCTGCGGCAGTCATCTCAGCGTTCTCAACCTTCGTCTTCAAAAGGTTGATGACAGCACGATCACCCGAGTTACGGGCTTCCTCCATGCCAGACATGGGGATAAAGATTGCGGCCTGCTTCCACTGGTATTCGGCAGCAGTCACAATTTCCTCACCATGCACAGGAGTCAACGCGTCATAACCAGAGTAATACTGGAACGACGAGTTAGCCTTATGCATGATCGGGAACACTGCGGTAGCGCCACCCTGCGAATCCAACTTGGCGGTGTTCTTGATCCAATCAAGAGCAGCCGACCGCTTAAAAATGTTGTCAACAGCCTTGCCTCCCTCAGTGAAATACTTCTTAAGGGTAGTTGCAACAATGTTGTCGAAATTGGGGTTACTCATGGTAAACCAACCTTTCTAAATTAGGGACGGGTACGTTCAAACTCGTACTCAAAGATATCTTCAAATGAATCAAATTTCTTCCAACTATCATCATTCTGACCTGCCACACCAGAAGATTTCCGTGCCTGCGTCTTAGCCTTACGGGCCTTATCACGCTGCTGTGCAGCGTTCTCAGCCTTCTCACGGGCCTGACGTTGCAACTCGGACTCTGCGGTCATCTGATCGGCCTTCCAAATCTTGTATGCCATCTCCATCGTCAAACCATTATCAATAGCGATAGGCAACACTTGGAACGGGTCAAAATCCTGATATTTGGATTGCATCAAATCCAGTTCTGCACGAACCTGCACATTCGTTCGTTCCTGATCGAATTGTTCCGTTCTTTGACGGAGTTCAGCCAGTTCCTCCCTGGTGCGCCACAACTCGGCAACAATCGGCTGCATCTCAGGATCAACACCTTCCAACGGGTCATCGTCCTGATCTGCCAAACCAAGTTGTTCCTGCAAATAACGTACACTACCAACAGGATCAACACGGAAAGCCTCTTGCATTTCACGCGCCCAACGCAACATTTCCGTATCCGCAGCAACCTGCTGCGTTTTACGAGTATAATCCGCTTGACGCATGTAACCATTCCGCAGTTCAGCCAACGGAACCTCAAAGGTTTCCCCGTTCACTGTAACTGGAACAGTTTTATCTTTGATAGAGTCAAAATCGAACCTGTCATCGGTTGCATCATCAACAACATCAACGTCGTCTACCGCATCGTCAACATCGTCCTCAATGTCCAGACCATCAATTTCGCTATCATTTTCATCCCCATCAGGGATGAAATCATTGTCACCCGTATGCACATTAGCGTTACGAGGCAACGTTTCAACCATATCAGAACCAGAATCACCGCTCTCCGACATAACTTCGTCAAAAGCGGCCATCAAGTCATCAGACATAAATTGTTTCCTTTCAAGAATCCGCCCCAATGGCGGGTGTTCTTAGTGGCAGGAACGGGATTTGAACCCGTGACCTTCGGGGTATGAACCCGACACGCTACCAGACTGCGCTACCCTGCACCGACCTTAACAATCCCAAGCACGCAACGACTTATTGATCCGACTATTCGGATCATTAGCCGTCTTGCTACTTGTCAACTTTTTCTTCATCCCCGACATTCTCGCACAAAACGATCTGCGACGAGCAGCCTTAGCCGAAGATTTCTTTGCAGCAGCAACCGTGACTGGGGGACGCAACGTCCCACCAGTCTGCTTCTTGTAAGAGGCCCGACCCTTAGCGTTCAAACCGCCCTTAGGGTTCTGACCTTCCTTACGTTGCCACGCTGCACTAGCCATCAGACAAACGCATACCAAGTCGAAACGCCAGCAGCCTCACTGACCTTGATAATCTTACGGGTAGCGTTCGTGGCAGCAGTAGCAGTACCAGTCAACACATCCGTACCAGTCTTAGCGACCGTCAAACCGCCAGCACCACCCGAAAACGTAGTGATAACAGTGCCCACAGGGAAAGCGACAACCGAAGTGTTCGGAATCGTGACCGTCACCGCACCAGCAGCGTTATAGGCAATGAAACCGTCACGATCAGCAAGGGTCAACGTGTCAGTAGTGGCCGAAGCCACAATGCGAACACGGGCACGCTCAACAAATCGTTCCTGAACCTGACCGCTTGTATCATCAGAATAAGCCATAGTAACTCCTTAAAGAAATTGAAACATGTTTCCAATCAATAAATAGAAATCGTCACATCGGAGGCGGGCCGACAGGAACCGCCGAATCCCCAACAGGCATCCCGCCACCCTGAGATGGCATCCCGCCCATCATGTCGGGAGGTGGCATCAAGAACGAACCAGGGTCTTTGATGCCGAAACCGTTACGCAACACATGTTCAGCCAACTTTGACGGATCAACCACACCAGCAGAAATAAACGGTGCCATAGCATCCAACAACTGCATTGCAGACTGACGGCGGAACGACTCATTTTGCGGCTGCGTGCTACCAGCCTCAACCACAAAATCGAACTCGCCCTGAACAGTGTCCTGATTGAAAGGAACCCACATCAAAGAACCATCAGGCCCAACAATCTTAGCGACCTGATCTGTAGACAAAAACTCTTGACACAACTGGACACAACGCTGGGCAACCTCACCAACAGCCAACTCTACCTTAGCCAACTTGTCCGCACTACGAGCATTCGCCCCATCCTGAATCATAGCGGCCTCAGTAGCGGTGCGTCGAATCTCCGACGCACCACCACGATCATACTCGGTGACAGCCGTAGTACGATCCATGTCTTCCAAAATCATGGCGGTCTGATTATAAAACTCGGGAGGCAACGAAGTAGTAACCACAGGAGCCAACACATCACTAAACGGTGAATCAGAATCCACAGGAATCATCGCATTATCATCCGACGACATCAACGCAGCCAAACCGTCAGCACCAATCTCATCAGGCTTATACATATACATGCGACGGAACCGTTTACGGTCATTCACCATCTGGGTACGAGTCAAAGCCAACTCCATCTGCAAAGGTAGAATCGACTCTAGATCACCCAAAGGATACAACTTTTCAGGAACCTCATAGTTTTGTAGAAACACAAACGGATGCCCAAACGGGTACTCAAAATCCTCGGGTTTCAACAGAAACAGGTCGCACCCGTCAGCAAAAACACACACCTTTTCTTCCAACAAATCATAATATTCCCAAACAATCACAAAATCGGCTTCACTACCACGTTGCTCGCCAGCAAACGTCAAATCATAATCCTTTTTGGCGGACGACATCGCCGTCCCCTTAAGTTTCTTCCGTGCCTTAGCGTCCCAATCCTGATTGTCGCGGGCTTCTTCCAACGGGATATACATGCGTTGAGCAACCCAACGTGCCTTCTTGAACCGTGTAGCATCAGGATCAACATACAGATCGAACGGTGAAATCCTGCCCAAATCTGGACAATCTTCGGTAATAACAGTTTTGCTAGTGGGCACACTAGCAATGATTTCTTCATCAGAAGGAAACGTGACATCCACGCCAGCAGCCTCAGCCTGCTGGCGGGCCATGTTTGCATCCATCAACGCCTGAGAAACAGCAGCAGTCCACTCGTCACGAGACAACTCGACTTCTTCTTCACCCAACAACCAAGTGATCTTACCGATACCATGACCCAACAACACGAAATCTTTGACAATCAGTTTCATTTCTTCCTGAAAATCGCGATGCTGCCAAAAATAGTTTACAACAGCCTCAACAACCTGACCGTTCTGTTCTACCTCAGGACGACGGGCAGTCACCGTAATCTTCGGATAGTTCACCATCACACTAGGAATAATCACATTAGCAGTAGAAAACATCATATTAGGGGCAACAATGTCAGTATAGCCCGACAATTCTGTATACTCATACTGGTTAGCGTACAATTTGATGATCTTAGCCCACTTATCATCATATCCAGCGTCTTTACGCCACTTCATAGCATGATTGACCCGTGTCAGACAGCCACCAACCGAATATTCGTGCTTAGAGCCATAAGCGTCACGTTCCGACACCTTCTGCATGTCGCCATCCAACACGTTTTTCATCAAGAACCAACCTTACTTGTCGAAACAGACTTCAAAGATTCCAACTTTTTTAGACCAGAAGCCGAAGCCCCATTCCAACCCTTACCAGTTTCGGCAGGAACAGGATCAAATCCTGCCGCCCTAGCCTCAGAAATCGCTTTACGGGAACGTTCACCCTCGGTGCCATCATGGAAATATTGTTTACCGCCCTGAAAGGCGGTAGAAACCGTTTTAGAACGGCAAGCAAAACACCAATCAGGGGTAGTACACCCCTGATTGTATCTGTCAGACGGCCAAACACGTTCACAACGGGCACACACAATCGAATCATCCATCACCAATAACCCCCCAAACGTCACAATAATCTAACTAACGGTTACACCACAGGAGAAAGACCAGAATTATTATTCTTCGCTTTATCCAACCGTCTCTCCCACCACGAAAACGAACCCTTCACCCTAGAAGCATCCGTTTCCTGCAACGGACGTTCCGTCCGAGCATACTTTAGACCCTGAACAGCCATCGCCAAAGACATAACACAGTCATCATGCGGGCTACCAGACATACGCCCATTCTGATCCCTGGTGAACGTTTTGAGTTCATGGATTGTTTTACCATGCGGCACATTATCCAAATCACGCAACCATGCACCCAACTCGTCCACCATCAACGGTTTCGACGTAGCCGTAGTCAACCAACCCAACGATTCCAACGGCCGATCCGATTTCTTCGTGAAAGTACGACGAC